TCGCTAGGGATTAGTAGCACATTAGCAAAAACTGCTGTCACTACAGCATTAAATGTGGCTACAGGCCAAGACGTATCTGTTAGCGATGCCTTTTCTTTTGCTTTAAACAGCCTTGTCCCCGGTGCTGGAGACGTTGTTGACCCCGATATAGCTGGCGCGGTTGCTGGCGCTATCCAAGATTACGTTACCAACCCTGACAACTATGGGCAAAATGAAGTAGGTCAGATAGTCTGGAATACAACGGGTGGCACTGACGAAATGGGCAACCCAGTAATAAATGTCCCTGATTTTCAAGCTATTGTTGACGCTAACAAAGAAGCAGGTGGCGGTGGCGACACAGCAACAGGCGCTGATGCAAGTGTTGATGGTGGTGATGCAGGCGCGGCTGAGCCAACAAAAACCGTAACAGCCGGCGAACCAACCACCGTAACGGTTGATTCTTCTGCTGGTGGTGAGAGTCCTGTAATTGGCACTACCCTGCCAGACTCAGGAGCAGCCACTACTACATCACAAGATGACAGTTCTCCCAGAATTGGAGATTGGGTCTTTAAAGATGGTGTATGGCAGCAAGTTGGTGACATTTCTGAAGAGCTTGGTGTTCCGGTTATTGTTTATTCTGGTGAAATTATTAGAGGGCCGGGGTCAGAGGGTGAGGTTAAATCTGACGAAGAATGGGCGGTTATTGACCAAGAGGGCGGTTTCCGTGATGGCACTTATACGCAGGGTGTTCTTACAGACGGCGAGCCAACTATTCAGGGTGACGGAACTGCCACAGAAAAAAACGATGTAGTAAAAGCCGTTGACTGGATCTTGGTAAATCTGCCTAACTATGAAGATATGACAGAGGTTGAGATAAACCAAGCCCTAGAGGGTGCTGGTCTTGAGCCTGTTGATATAAACAATGATGGCACTATTAGCTCTAAGACTGATGCTACTCAAGCAGAGTCTACGCCGACTACAACCACTACACCAACCACTACAACCACAACAGCTGGCACAGAAGGTGCAGGGACTGGTGCTGGTGCTGAAGCCGGAGATGGCGGCGGTGGGGCCGGCGCAGGTGCAGGGACTGGTGCAGGGACTGGTGCAGGTGGTACAGGCGCAGGTGGCGGTGTTGGTGCAGGTGGTACAGGTGGCGGTGCAACAGGTGGCGGCGGTGGCGTAGGAACAGTATTTACAGGTGGACAAGGCGGCGGCACAGGTGGGGGTACAGGCGCGGGTAGTGGCGATGGCACTGGCGATGGTGACGGCGATGGTGACGGTGATGGCCTAGACGGAACCGGAATGCTGACGGCATTAGCCACACTGCCAACTATGGCTGCACAGCCTTTTGAGCCACTAACACAACGATCTATTCGTATTGAAGCGCCGGGAATGTTGCCGAATATTATTGGCTCACAACAAGACGCTGTTGCTCAGCTGATGAAGGCTGTATCAACACCTTATGGCACAAAACCATCTGGCCAACAGCTAAATAGTTTATTTGACAGACTTTTATTAGATCAAGAGAAGATCGCATGACATATTTAAACTTGGTCAACGGGGTATTGCGGCGTCTTAGAGAGGACGAAGTAAGTAACGTATCGGAAAGCACCTACAGCAAGATGGTGGGCGACTATGTAAATGACGCTAAAGACCTTGTAGAAACTGCATGGGATTGGTCGCCATTACGAAGTACTTTGACGATTACCACTTCAAATGGTGACAACCTTTATTCCTTAACCGGCAGCCGTAATGAGGGCAAGGTTCTTAACTTTATTAACGATACGTCTAATTGCCTGGTTGAGTATCAGACCCAGAACTGGTTTGACGATAAGGACTTTATCCAAGAGGCTGTTACAGGCTCGCCCAAGAACTTTACTTATGCCGGTGTTGATGGCAGCGGTGATACTCAGGTTAAGTTATATCCGACACCGGATCAGGCATATACGCTAAAGGTTCGCGTAGTTTTGCGAAATGTCGCGTTGTCAGCAGATTCGGATACGCTTGCAATACCCAGTGGCCCTGTTTTGCACATGGCAATAGCCTTGTTATCAAGGGAAAGAGGTGAGACAGGCGGTACGTCTACTGCTGAATACTTTGCGATTGCTGATAAGCATTTGTCTGATGCGATTGCTTTGGATGCCCAGAAACATCCAGAAGAGACAATCTTCTACACACCGTAGGATAGGTTATGGCACAGCCGTTACGCAGCATTGATCTTGTCGCCCCTGCCTTTAAGGGCGTTAACTCGGAAGACTCTCCTATTGCCCAGGATACGTCATTCGCAGAAGTCGCAGATAACGCCATTATCGATCGACAGGGCCGATTGGCCTCTCGTCAGGGCAATAGCGTTATTACGACTACTAAGACGGTGTTGGGTACTGACTACATCCACAATATCCACGAGTTTTACGACAGTGCTGGCAACGAGGTTATCTTTAGTACTGGCAATAACAAGATTATGACCGGCACTACTACGCTGGTAGATGCCACGCCCGGCTCTTACACGATTACTGCGAATGATTGGAAGATCGTAAACTTTAACGATCATGCGTATTTTTTCCAGCGCGGCTACGAACCTTTGGTTTATAGCAACAGCCTTGGCGCAGTGACCAAGATGACCGCTGTATCGGGGTCATCAGTTACGTCTAACCAGTATTGCCATGAAGTAATTGCTGGATTTGGTCGGCTGTGGGTGGTTGGTACAACTACTAACGACACCACTATTTATTGGTCTGATTTGTTAGACGGTGATGACTTTAGTGGCGGGTCTAGCGGCTCTATTGACGTATCTAAGGCGTGGCCCGATGGTGCTGACAAGGTAGTGGCATTAGCCGCACATAACGGCCTGCTGGTTATCTTTGGCGAACACAGCATTTTGGTGTATCAAAACGCAGACACCCCTGCGTCTATGTCTATTGCAGACACTATTAGCGGTGTAGGTTGTATCGACCGTAAGACGGTGCAAAGCATTGGCACTGACTTATTGTTTCTAAGCGATGACGGCTTGAGAAGCCTTGGTCGGGTTATCCAAGAGAAATCACTGCCGGTATCTGACCTAAGCCGGAATGTTAAGCAGGAGTTGATTGGGTTCTTGGCGGCCAAAACCAGCCCAGCTACCAGCGTCTACAGTCCTGAAAACTACTTCTATCTATTAGGCTTGCCCGATAGCAACCTTATTTACTGCTTTGATCTTAGAGGTAGGCTAGAAAACGGCTCATTCCGCGTAACCAAGTGGCCTAGTGTCAACTTTAAGAGCTTTGCTAGAGACCGTAATGGTGACATTTATATTGGCACGGTTGATGGCATTGGCACTTATGACGGCTTTGATGACAACAACTCGTCATATATCTTCCGCTACACCAGCCCCGGCCTAACCTTTGGCGATCCGTCAAAGATCAAGATTCTCAAAAAGATACGGCCCACAATCATTGGTGGTAATGACGCAGATATTATCCTGAGTTGGACGTATGACTTCTCAGTTCAGGCTAATACGTCACGATTCAGGGTGGGTACATCGACGCCAGGATTTTATGGCGAGTCAGAATATACGGCGGTTGAGTTTACGCTAGGTGACTTGATTAGCCGCAAGTCTTTAAATTGTACGGGTAATGGCAGTGTGATTACGGTAGGTTTGCAAACAGAAGTAAACGGTAATGCCATATCCCTACAGGAAATGAACGTATTAGCATTAATAGGTAAAACGTTATGAGTTTTGGAATGTCTGATCCGAGCGTGGCAGAGACAACGGTTGCTCAACAACAACCCCAAGCCACAGAAGAAGGCGGTTTTTTAAACTTCCTCGGGGGTTTGTTTGGCGATTACATTATTCCCAATCTTGGCCCTATAGCGTCTACTGCCGGTGGCCTTGGGGCGTTGACGGGGGCTTATGATCGTCTGGGTGCTATTGGCGAGCGTGGCCTCGTAGGCGCAGGCCAGATTGCTGAAGAAGCCTTTGCGCGGTCGCAGTTCAAGCCATTTACCGTTACTACGGGGACAGGTTCTAGTGTTGGTGTAGGCATTCCAGCACCGGGATCTTTTGACCAGATGGGCCAAGAAGCCAGAATCCAACAGCTTATGGATACTCAAGGGTTGACCCGTGAGCAGGCTATGGCTAACCAACAAGCCTCGCAAATGCGTGGGTTTGACATAAATAATGACGGTGTAGTTACCAATCAAGAGTTTGCGGCTGCTAGAAATGCTGGGTTGACCGGCACAGGCGCGGCTGGTGGTGCTACGGGTGGCGCATTTACCGGCGCAGGGCCAATGATAGGGCCAAATATCCAGACTACTTACAGCCCGACAGAGCAGGCTATATCTCAGGGGGCCTTTACAGGCGCGCAAACCTTGTTGGGTGGCGTAGCAGGCGATCAAGCGGCCCGAGAGCAAGAGATATTCGATCGTATCAGAGCTACTCAGTTGGCAGAAGAAGAGCGTCAGCGTTTAGCCCTTGAAGAAAGGCTAGCTAGTCAAGGCCGGTTGGGCGTCCAGACAGCTATGTTTGGCGGCACGCCAGAGCAACTAGCACTGGCTAAGGCTCAGGAAGAGGCGCAGGCTAGGGCCTCACTGGCGGCTATCCAGCAAGCTCAAGCAGAACAGGCACAACAAGCGCGACTTGGCACTCAGCTGTTGGGTGCGGCGTATCTGCCAGAGGCTCAGGCTCAGAATGCCCTACAGCGTGGCCTGCTGGCTTCTCAGTTGGCGCAACGTGGTCAGCTATATGGCACTGGGCTATTTGGCGAAGCCTCTATAGCCGGTCTAGACGCCCTTCTGGGGGCCGGTATCGGTCAGGCAGAACTGATGGGTAGGCTTGGCACTGGATTGCTTTCAGGCGCTATGGGTGGCGCTGGTGGCGGTCAGGGCGACATAGGCAACATTATTGGCGGGGCCGTTGAGGAATATGGGCCTGATTTAATAGATTTAATTTTTGGTGGGGATGACTAATGGCTTTACGACTTAGTTCAGCAGCACGGCTTGCTAGTCCTGACTTTGGCAACATCGAACAGCTGGGCCAGGATATTGGCTCTTTATCTGCCAGAAGGCGGCAGCGAGGTATGCTGACTGACCTGCTTGGCCCTGCATTAGACCCAATGGCTACGCCAGAGCAGTTGCGACAATCTGTTTCTAGCGCGTTGCAAATTGGGGAACGCGAGCTTGCCTCCCAGATCGCGGCAAGGCTGTCTGCGGAAGAGCAAGCGGCACAGCTAGAAAAAGGCCGAGCAAACCTCGAAACGGCAGCTATAGCGAAAGCAAGGCGTGATGGCGCGGGCGAAGGCGTAATAGCTGGCCTTAAAGGAATGAGTGCTGAAGACTTGCGAACGTACTTAACAACCCCAAAAGCGCGTGAGATTCTTACGGGGACTCCCGGCACTAGATTCTTTGAGAAAACCGACGAAGGCGCGCTTACAGAAGTAGCGCGAGTGCCGTTTAAACCGGAGCCGACAAAAGCCCCGAAAATAGATATACGGGAAATGAACGGCAAGTTTTATGTCTTCAGGGATGGCGTTCCTGACCCGCAGCCATACGACACTGAAGACGCTGCCGATAAGGAGCTAAAGCGAATTAGGGCAACAGAGGGCGTCATTGTAAAAGCGACATCGGTAATTAACAGCGCTGATAAAGCTATTCAGCTTTTGGACAGCCGAGCAGAAGGGGTTGATGAGATTTTTAAAGCACTAGCGCCTTTTGTGGACGGGCAGCCAATTGTTGGTGGATTTGCCTCTATTTTGGAAGCTGTTCCGGGGACGGCGGCTAGAGATTTGCTTGGTTACCTAACCACGATCAAATCAAACGTGGGCTTTGACCAACTTCTTGACATTAAAGGTCTTGGTGGAACGCTAGGACAGGTTTCAAACATCGAAAACATTCTGTTGCAAAGCACGTTAGCGTCATTGGATACCGGGCAAACCCCAGAAACATTACGCGAAAACCTGAAGCTGATTATGGGTCTTTATTCCTCAATACAGGCGAAGGCTAGGTTTGGGGCAGACTCAGATATAACAGAGTGGGGCGGCTTTGTTCAGTGGGACAATAAGCAGTTTGCAAACTATTGGGAGCAAATTGGCGGCTCCGTTGAAAAAACAGGAAATAACGCTTTTAAAATTAAAGTCCCCAAAGGGCCGGGGCAAGAAAAAGAGCGGTATGTGATTATAACACCGCAAAATTAAGGAGCGTTGGCAGGCTATGTCATACACAGTTCGGGAAATTGATAAAGAAGAATTTGACTCTGTTGAGGGAGTCAGTGTGGCGACCGGATCAAAAAAGCCAAGCGTCATTGAAGTGTCCAAAGAAGAGTTTGACGCTTACGAAGACATAATTGAGCAAGCGCCCAGCGAGCCGCCACCTAGACCAATTATGGTTGACTCGAGAACGCCGCTTGAAAAGGCTAGGTCTAGGCTTGGCGAATCAGCGCAACAGCGTCTTCAGCAAGCAGCCGACATTGCTATGCAATCTGGCCCGTTTTCTCAAGGACTATCACCATCTGAGCAGGCTTTTGGGCTTGCTGGTACGGCTGCAGGCTTTGGCTGGGATGCTGCTGGCGAGATTTTCAATATGTCCGCTGACGGGTGGAGCTACATCATCCCTGACGATATGGAGGAAGGAACGAAGGAGATTGTAAGAAACGGGATGAGGGCGTTTACAGAAACTAAGCTAGGACAAAATGCTCAAGAAGCCTTAATGAAAGGCGAAGAGGCTTGGTTTGAATTTAAAGACGGCAATCCTGATTTTGCTTTGCTTATTGAGAGCTTTTTCAATATAGGGCCGTGGTTTAGAAGAGGTTCTAGCGCCAAGCCCATAACAAAAACCGGAGATGAGCGACCAAACCCTGTTTCATTTGACCCTACAACAAGGCAACTGAATCGTCTTTCTAAGCGCCAAAGAGGGATTTGGCAGGTTATTGCCCCACCGAAAACTTCAGAGCAAATCAACCGGCAGACCACGGCCCCGCAAGGAGTTGGAAGGACGCAACAAACAGTATTGACTCCATCTGAGATTCGGCAGATACAAACCGTAGCAAAACACACCAGAGTTGATCCAACTAGGACTGATCGTTTAAATGCCGAGGATATAAGCCAAGCCGTCTCGACCTTAGAAGAGAGGCTCATCAAGATATTGCAGGCGCAGGACACTCAGATTTCCCACTCTTCACTTATTGAGTCCGCGCGGGCAGGGCTTGAAGCATACGCCAAAGCAAACCCCGGCCTAGGCGACATGAGCAAACAAATGCAACGCGCGCTTAATCAGCTTCGGTCAACCCTGCAAGGTAGGGGCAACAGCGCCGTTGACATATTAAAGGCACGAAGAGATCTTGATAGCTGGAGAAAAGACAAGTTTGGTTCTGACGATTTAAAAATCAGAGAAGGTAGCGCAAAAGCTAATGCTAGAAAGGCGTCATACGACATCATCAGGCGAGTTATGAATCAAACGCTTGATGTTGAGGCATTTGAGGTAATCAGTGAAAGCGCGGTTAAAACCAACGCCAAAAAGCTGCTGCGTGAGCAGTCCGATTTGCTATCGGCGCTTGATGTAATTAATGCAAAGTACCCAGAGGGAAGCACCATAATGGCTAGAGTGAGGCAAAATGTTGCCGCGCTTGACATGACTCTGCCCACGACCCCGTTAGCGCAAATGGCGACAGTCAATGCCGCTGCAAACACAAAGCTATTGCCGTTTATCGGCGGTGGACTTGCGACTATATTTGGCCTAAAAGCCGCTAAATATGGATTTTCAAAGGCTTACTACAACAAAGAAATGAGGTTGACAGTTGAAACGATCAACAAGGCCATAAAGAAAGCCTCTGACCCAGAAATGGTGAAGCAACTTCGCTTAGATAGAGCGGCGGTAATTGAGCTTTACAAGGGGTATATGGAAGAAGCCGAACGCAGGCCAACAGAAACAGAGGCTTCTGAAGAGAGGCGAGAAAACGTGCCGACCACAAGTATTCTTGCCTTGTAGCGAGAGTTAATCCCAACTAACGAACTCTAACCACCCTGCTACACCCGCCGCCCTGTCATTCTCCATACGGGCGGCTTCTGCCTTGTAATGCTTGGCGATTTGCTTGGCTTCTTTCACCATCCTCTTGCCCAGCATGATGTCCTCGACCTTCTCCCTCAGTATCTCTAAGGCCCCTTCACCATAAGTCTCGATGTAATGACGGTAGAAGTAATCAGGGTTGCTGCCGAACCTCTGATGACAGCCATAACAATGGGCAAAGGCGTTCATACCATCGTATCTGACACCCTTCTTGGCCCGGCCAAAGTAATGGCTACAGTGCAGGCCCATGCTGTTTTCTTCGTACTTTTTGCCACAGCCCTGGCAGGTAAAGTCATTTCTGATCCTGACGCATCGGCTAAACCAATGGTCTGCTGGTGTACGCTTCAGTCGCATTGTCTTTGCCCCACATAGCGGATTATCTCAAGGGGTGGCTCTTCAACGTCTTTCAGTGGCTTGGTGCTGAAGTCCATCATTATGGCTACGTCTTCCTCTAATCGCTTTGCCATAGACTCTGCGGCTTCTAAGGCCAGTTGTGCGTCATTCTTCATTTGTTCCTACCCTTCTTAATCAATACTGCTCAAGTTTGTCTAAATCTCTCAAATCAAAAACAAAGCTCAACTTAGCGTTGCCGCTCTCGTCTTCCTTCCTGTTTTTGTATTCATGCCTTACGGCCTTGCCGCTGGTGATAAGCGCCTTAGCCCTCTGAACTGTAATCATGTAAACGCCAGACCACTCAACATCAAGAACGATGATGATGTTGGGGTAAAGACTCGCATATCTTTTGAAGTCTTTAAGGTTTATAGACACCGCGTACTCTGTCGGTATGCCAAACATCTCCAGCGACTTTCTCCACGGCTCCCTGATGCTTTTCAAATCAACAGGAATGATCCCTAATAAGTCGTGGCAATACGGGTCTAGTTGTTTTTGCGGGTTTACCGCCAGACCCCACCCAGCAATTTTGTTCGTTGCGACAAAGTCTTTTTCTGCAAGCTCTCCGGCTTGACACCAAGAGCTTTTGTCTTCGTTGTCAATCACAATTCATCCTTCAATGTTTGCGGAAACGGGACATATATCCCCTTCTTCTCTGAGAGCCACCGTACAAGCACCTCAGCGGCTTCGCTCAGTTCCCTGCCGGTTAGCTTGGTGGTAGACGTTTTTTGGTACATGGCCTTAATTATGGGCTTGTAGAGCATTTCCTTGACCAGCCCCTCAGTAAACGGTATCTCAACCTGATCGTTAAAGGGATGTGCGTTGGAGTACCCGGCATCGTTCAGTTGCTCCGCCATCTGCCTGAACCATAGATGCATGGCATTGTTCTGCCGCTCAGTCCTGCCTGCTGGCTTGATTGAGTACAGAAGGTAATTGCCCTGACCAAGCTGACCTTTAACAAAGTCTATGAAGAACTCCAGCTTTTCCTGGCTATCTACAATCCATCTATGGCCGTCCACGCTCAGCCTCCATGATCTGCCTACCAATCAGTTCTGGTATCTGTGGCACGACCGCGTTGCCTAAACATCTAAGTCGGTGTGACCTAGCGGGAACCCCATTAGCCACTCGACCCACGTTGGGTTCAGCTGCCCACTGCCTTGCGAATGATGCCTCGCCTCGTCCACCAGAGTTATCTGTGATTGCCCCGTTTTCCTGCAATGTTCGTAAAACTCTTTGCTTTTCGGCCCCTGACTGCCATTCGCACTCGCGGGGGTAGGCCAAAAGTGAGGGCGGGTGTATCTCTCCTGCATTGAGGGCGACCCCTGATTGGCTGTCGCTGTTGGGGTAGGCCACAATCCAGATCCTATCTCTGTGATGGTGGGCGCCAATCGCGGAAGCTGGTATACAGTGCCACTCTGCATCGTACCCGACCGAGGAAATGTCCCATAAAACTCGCTTAAACCAATCTCCCCCGTCTCCAGTAAGCAAGTTTGTGACGTTTTCAAAGATGGCATATCTGGGTCGAATGTCCCCAAGCAAACGGGCGCACTCTGACCACAACCCACTGCGCTCGCCATCAATGCCTGCCTGTCTACCAGCGGTTGAGATGTCCTGACAGGGGAATCCTCCCGTGATGACATCAACTCCAACTCCGTCTGAAACAAGTCTGTCTGCTGTGATTCGTCTGACATCGTCATAGATCGGTACTCCTGGCCAGTTCTTTTTCAATACCTTCTGCGCGTAAGGGTCAATCTCGCAAAAGGCTGCGGTTTCAAATCCGGCGGCTTCTAAACCAAGGGCAAAGCCGCCAATCCCACTAAACAAATCCAACACTTTCATGGATTTTCAGCCCAAATAAAAATGTCAATGAAAACAACAATATGCCCCTTTTGCCCCTTTTGCCCCACTTTTTGGGGGCCGCCCCCTAAAACACGGGCAAAACGGGCATTTGGGGCAAATTCTTGATTTTGCTCACATTTTTTTATCACCAATTTTCACCTATCCAGCGGTAATTTTTGGCATTATTGCCGGGGTTGCGTCTGAGTTTGAGCATATTGCCTCTTAGTAAATCCATGCAGTTACGCAGCGACTTCTTGGAGCATTCGTTGGGGTTCAGGTGTTCATCATTCAGCATCCGGAATAACTCTGTCAGGCTGTATTCAGCGCCGCCCTTCATTACGGACTCTAAAAACAGCACTTCGTCTTCATATTTGGCGAAAGCCTTGCCGACATTGATCTGCGCCGCCTGCTTCTTCTTCAGCTCGCTTATGTCATCTTCATCAAGGAACTCAACGGAATCCACAGATTCCTCGTAGCCAACGGTTTCTTTTGTTTGCTTATATCGGAACCCGCCAGAAAATGAAATCTGGCTCCGATCCTTCTCGTTGATGACCAGTAACTCTTGATAGTCAGCGAACTTGTCATTGAGGGGGTCAAGGCCAAACATATTGTCTACGTCAGCTTTAAGATCGCCTACGCCTTCATAGATCAAGCGACCGTCTAGCGACCGATGCTTGTTGCAGTGGCCCAGAAGGATAATCGTGCCACCTGCTGCGGCGAACTGTCTGAAGACATGAAGAATGTCCCGCATATCGCCTTTGTTCAGCACTGGCGCAAACTTCTTTAAGGTGTCACAAATCACTATCTTGCCGTTTGCGTGACCTTCAAGGCGTATCATGTTCAACAACCCCAAGGCATCCTGAGTGGTGCGTAAGCCAGGGTCTTCGCTTGTGGCTAGGGTAATCATCGACATACCGTGCTTCTGGCCCATCTTTGCCTTTTGAACCACGCCCCTGGCTCCGTCATCTTCGTTGAAGTAGATGACATCTGAGCCTTTGATGAGGTTGTTCCGGATGGACTTAAACAGGCTACCCAGCACCCAGACCGTCTTACCGGCCCCCGAAGGCGCGTAGACGAGCGTTACGGTTCCGGTGGTAATCATGCCTGATATGACTTCGCGTTCGTTAGCGAGCCTCTCCTCAAGCTCTGCGATGCGGTGGTTGGTTGCCGCCGCCTGTAGTCTCTGTAAGCTGGATAATGGTTCGTTTATATACTTATCGTATCGTCGGGGCTTTTCTTCTAATAACTTTTTGTATTCTTCTGCAGGGTTGTACGTTTCATTCATTTCTGCGTACATGGCTTGCATGGACGCGATGAAGTCATCATCTCTGACTGTCACTGCTTATCCCTTGTTCGTTGAGCGGAACCTATAACTCTGAATCAGCCGCTCTAGCTTGTCAACAAATTGCTTACCTTTTTTAAAGATCGCTAGGCTTGTCAACTTGCGTTATGTTAAGTTAAACTGCGTTTAGGTCAACAAAGGAGGGAAAAGTGTGGCTGATAAAAACAAAGGTGAAGTAGAGATTCATGGCAAAATTTATCTAACTGTTGCCAGAAGGATTGATGATTTCAGAAAGTCGGCAGACTTCAAGGGCTGGTCAATTGAAACAGAGCTGGTGAGTGCTGAAGATTCAATGGTGGTGATGAAGTCAACCATCCGAGATAGCGATGGCAAGGTTGCAGCCACTGGCTACGCTGAAGAAAACCGTAGTTTCGGAAAGATCAATAAAACGTCAGCCCTTGAAAATGCAGAGACCTCAGCGGTTGGCAGGGCATTGGCATTCCTAGGGCTAGGCGGTAGTGAAATAGCCAGCGCCGATGAAGTATCCACAGCGATTGCACATGGTTCAATCAAGGATGCGATGGAGCCGATCCTGCAGCATAACGATGCGACTCGAGAGAACTTCGATTCCATTTACTTCATCAAGGAGTACATCAAAACCGGCGATGTTGCCGGAGTTGCACAGATATGGCTTGAGTTGTCCAACGAGATAAAAGAAGCCTTATGGGTTGCCCCGACAAAGGGCGGCGTATTTACCACAGAAGAGCGGGCGTTTCTCAAGTCCGATGAATTTGCACAAGCCAGGAAGGAGGCTGCATGAGCGACGATCGAGATTTCGTAAACGGCATGATTGTTAAAAAACCTAACAGTAATGCTCCAGATTGGGTTAAAGCCAAGGTGTCTATCAAACTTGACGATTTCAAACAATGGATCGGCGGATTTGTCAAAGCCAACCCTGATGATGAGTGGATAAACATCGACATCAAGGAATCACAGAAAGGCACTTGGTACGCCGAACGTGATGCCTGGAAGCCTGAAAAGAAGGATTCCGCAGCCCCCGCAGCCAAGGAAACTGATGACATTCCTTGGTAAACTTAACCGCCGCTGAAGGACTCCTGTAGGCGGCACTCTTGCCCCAGTTCCCTTTTCTGGGGCTTTTTTTTGAGGAAAAACCATGTCTGACAAATACGTTTACTGGCGCGAACTCGGCGATATGTTCAAAGCCTACACCGCACCTAAGCTAATGCGCGTTCTGGATGCCAACGGTATACCCTACCGGATGGACGCCAAAAACAAGCCGATGGTGGAGCGGGTACATGTTGATTCTACCGCTGCCGAAACCATAAGCGCCGCTCAAGCAATGGATAATATCGAAACGCTGATTGAAGAGTTCCCCACTAGCGTCACGGTAACGTCAGAGTGAAAAGGGATCGGGGCGGTTGGCTATCGGATATACCCGAATGGCTACCGCCCTTAATCCTGGTTACGGCTATCTCGCTTTATGTTTTGATAGGTTAACTGGTAGGAAAGCGGCATTTTGTCTTAGCAGGGGCCGCAAGAACCCGCCCAACTGGTGAGGGATCACCACAGACATTTATAGTCTATCATCTTTCGCTGTTGTTTAAACATTTATAGAAACGCGACAATGATTAGCAGGGCTGCTAAAAACACTAACAGCCCAGACATAACGCCTACAATGGTTAACAGTGCCTTATCTGTGGCGTTGCTATACATCGCCGTGATCCGTCCAGTGATAGTCGCTGCCGTCGATTTCGTCTTGTATCAACTGTTCGATATACGATTGATCAAAGCAACTGGTCACGTTTACCGCCTCACTCACCCCTGCAACGCGCATAACCACTTTCTGTAGCTCAAACGCGCCAAAAGGTGCTGACTCCTCTCCTGGCAGCACTTCGTAATGTATGTCTACGTCACAAGTGCCAAAGCCAACCCCGTTATTATCAAAGCAGTCTAGCTCCGCGCTTAAAACGTGCTTACCAATAATGCTCGCGACACCCATATCACACCCCCGCCTTTATGCTGTGCTGTACCGCTTCCAGGTGCATCAGGGCCAGATCTAGCCCCACCTCTTTACCGCGCAGGTAGCCCTCCCCAGCTCTATCTTCCTGGGCCATAGCTTTCTGTAAATCTAGCACGGTCGTTTGATGAAGCTCTTTTACCCTTCTGATAGACCAATCAACCGAGCTTAATAGATCAAACCTTTCGTCAGTGTTCATTGCTTCACCTCCCCTCTTAGAATGTCGGCGGCTTCCATCAAAGATAGACGCACCTGCGCGATTGTGTCGGTTTGCTCTACCTTTGAAAGCCTGTCAATGGTGCTGGCTAAATCGTCGCAGGCTTCTTGTAAACGTAGGCGATCGCTTTTTGGCTGTTCTTCTACGTACGGGAACAACTGACGCGCAATCGTCCGAACGTCCGCAGCGTGGACTAAATCCAGGCTTTTAAATGTGTCGTGTATGTGTTCGTAGACTACCTGTGCCTCTGACTTGCAAAGCCAAGGCGCAGACTTTGAGACGTATTGAAGTGAATAAACGGTCATAACTCTTTTCCCCTTTGTTGAATTGCTAGATTATATTGCAAAGTTTAAAACATTGCAAAAGGTTGGCAGGTGTAAGCGCTGACGCCAATCTATCCGGTTCACCTCTGCGACATCGTCCCCCGGCCATTGCTATCAGTTTTCAGCTACTTACACCCTTGACGCTTGCCATCACGATTATTTGCGGATAATTCCGACCCTATGGCGGTAAAGCCACTTCTCATCGTGCGGGATCACACTAGCCGGTAACGAACCGGCACGTTCTCAGATATACCGCTGCGCGCCGTCTGGCGAGATCAAAGCGGTCACATCGTCATCATTGCAGGCCAGGTAACGCGCAGCTAACAACGCCTCCTCTGGGCTTTTGTGTTCACCGATCGGCACAGTGTCGCCTTCGATTTCCGCGACCCACTGATTACCTATTAACAGTTGGCCGGGATGCGGGAGAGGCTGACGGATTGCCCGCCTCTTTTTCCGTTTTGTCGGCCATGTGGTGCAAATTGCTACCGTTTTCATGCTGCACCCCTCTCTAGACTCTCAAACCATTCATAAATAACTTGCTCGCCGACTATGTAGGCGTACATATTCACCACCCGCTCAGGATCGGAAAGGTCAGTGCTAACCTCGCCGAAACAGGATTCTTCGTAATCCTTAATAACCTGAATGGCATAAAAAGCATGGTCACCTAGCCACTGCTGCGCCTGGTACGTGCCAATGATGTAGTAATCCTGATTGAACGCTTCGTGATGCAGTTCAGACGGATCTGCGCCATCGTCTGGCATATTTTCGTCCAAGTAATCCTGGAAGTGTGAGGCTATTTCGTCTTGCTTGTAGTACATGGTTCTTTCCCCTAGTTTGTTGTGCCAGTGTTGGCGCCTAGAAAGCCCGCGCGGCGTCATCCGGTGCGGGCTGTGGGTTTGGGTGGGTTTACTAAGACAAATCTTCGCCCGTCCAGCGAATATCGGCCAAATAATCCTCAATTCTCATAACCCAGTCTGGCTGTGCTTCTTCCATGTCTGCTAACTTGTCTGCTAGCGCGTTGCTTTGCGGTGAATCGATGCGGAATGCGTAGGTTGGCGCCTTGCACTCTAGGAACTGTTTAAGAGTCGCAATATATTCTGCGCGAAATTCTAGATAGTTTTGCATGATGGTTTCCCTTTTCGTTGTGTTGGTCTTGCACCCAAAAACCCCTGCAGCCGTACCGGACAGGGGTTGTGGGTTTGGGTTGGTTTACTCTGGATAACCGCGATATTCTGCGCAGAGAATATGGTTTGTAGCCTTTGCCATTGCCAGCGCCACCAACCGTGGCACATCGTCGGCATTACTAGCGACACCATGCCAAACCTCCCCGCATTCTTCAGTAACGCCAACATATATACCGCAATCTTCAATATCTTTATCAGACCCGAAATCATGGTCAGAGTCTGATGAAATTATCACGTAGGCATTCGGGAAGTCCCGCATCCACGCGGTACAACCTCCGCCAGTGCTACCAATCTCAAAGCCAGATTCTCTCAGAAAATCATATAAATCATTGCTGTTCATGGTTTCCCCTTATCTGTTGGATGGTTCAATTTCTTCGCCGGTAAGTTCTATTTCTGAACCGCCATCAAAAACCCAGTTTTCCCAATGCCAATCACCAATGCGTGGCTTTAGCAAATCATAGCTTTCAGGCAGGACTTTGATGGCGTCCACTGTGCCGTATGAGATGGGATCGCAAAAGGTAAACTTTACATCCTGCAAGCTAACCTCACTCCTATCACACATAAAGTCACATGGTCTGTTAAAAATGTAGACTTGCTGGCCGTCATGAGTCTGGCCGTGTACTGGTTCGTAGGTAGCGCCTCCGCTGAGTTCGTTCGTCATTATCCCCCCCTTTATCGTCGGAATAGATTTTCATTAGTGGATTCGGTGCGATCTTCAAGGTTCAGTAGCGCCTCATTAAACGCAGTAAACGCGGATAACGCTTTGCGTTGGTAATCATCCATTAAATGCCCGTGCGACTCCATAAACCCAATATTGCAGTGGCTTGCTTCGATTTCATGCTCATCACAAATGCCATTAAATAATTGCCCGATCATTTCAACATAAACGTCAGTGAGATATTCAGATGGCTTCATTGTTTTCCCCTTTCATTGAATGTTTGCGAACTTCGCCAAAGATTGTTGCTTGTACATATATATAGTGCAAGCAATATCTGATACCGATTCGCTATATCAAGGCAGCCGTCTTATACGATTTTGATTAGATCCGAATGGCATCAAAACCTGGCTGGCTAGATGTTTTGGGAATATGGGATTTAGGACGATAGAGGTACCCTATTAGGCACTCACACTTCTAGTTTCGCGTTCCACTTTGACACCCAGCACCATCGAAGGTTCTGTTTTGGAACCTGCCAGGTTCTACTTTGGAACCCAGTCCGTGCCAGTTTGGAACTCGCTGGCAGTCCGTTCCGGATTGGAACTGACGGGGGGGAGGGGGGGTGGCTGTGTCGTTATTATTATTGTACCCACCCACCCACAAAAAAAGCGGAAACTGGGGGGTATTGCATTCCTCAGATACTTGTATAGGATAGGGAGGGAAAGGCGGGCTAAACTATATATGTAATTTTAAGGAGGAAGTCATGGAGAAGGGTCATACAGTTGAGTACAAGTCCATTGATTATTATTCGATGTGCGAGAAGTCCAAGGCAAAGATCAAAGCTATGCAGGATGCTGGCTTTTCTACGCCTTATGATGCTAAATCCACCCCTGAAGAGACAGAAATGCCTAAGATGGGTGGTTATTCCGTCATTATGATGGGCAAATAGCTGCGTTAGGTGGATGACTGCCCCGTTCAAAGCGATGTAGAGTCTGCGATAGACTTTACCTGGGAGATATTATTCTTATCGCCTTGGGAGTTGGTGTATATTGGCATCCCTATGTCTGTGCTGGCGTTTTATGTATTAACCATTTACGCCATCTTTAAAGCGATACAAAAGAAGTATTCGTAAAGGATCTTTCAATGGAAAAGGTTAACCAGTACAGGGTCGTTAAGGATTACTATCTGCCAAACGACAAAGAAACATGGGATGTCAAGGAATGGCATGACCATGAAGTATTTGATAACTTTCAAGATGCTTGGGCAAAAATGAAAAGACTGATGGGCTACGGCGTATTGAGCTGCACAGATATGTGGTGGCTTGATAGAAAAGGCGAGGATTTTGATATTCCAGACCAAAGCCGATCCCGTAAGTTGCCTTGGCGCGTTGAGTGGCTGTGATTGATTTTTGTGCCACTTGTGACACTTATGCCACTTGTTTAGGCAAGACTATCGTAATCCGTGTAAGTACTTACTAACCTTGGAGGCCGCATGGACGTTGATCCTAGCGATAACCTTGAAGAACAACCCAAACGCCGTGGCAAGCCTAAAGCGTCTGAAATAGCCGCCAAAAGTGCCAAAAGGCACAATTCTTCAGGCGGCAGGAAGAAAATAGGCCGCCCTAAAGGCGATGCCGGGATTATCAACGAATACAAGGCCCGTATGCTGGCTTCCCCTAAGTCCCGTAAGGTCTTGGACTCTATCTTCAATGCCGCTATGGATGATGACCACAAGAATCAGGCTGCGGCATGGAAGCTGGTCATGGATAGAATCTTACCTGTAGCCGCATTTGAGAAGGATATTGTCCAAAACGGGGGCAAATCCGCTATCCAAATTAATATCACGGGTGTCGGGGGTACTGAAATATCCCAGTCAGAGCCTACAACCATCAATCAAACCACTATTGACGGCGATTCCGGTGAAATACTTCAAGATTGAAGAGTTTGACTGCCAAGAAACCGGCAATAACGAAATGAATCCCTTATTTCTGGAGCGTTTGGACGAATTACGGGCCAAATGTGGCTTTCCTTTTACGATTACGTCAGGCTACCGCGATCCTAAACACTCGATAGAAGTCAAAAAAGAAAGACCCGGTACTCACACTCAAGGGATTGCAGCGGATATTAAGGTCAATAATGGCGCTGAACGCTTTATTTTGCTTAATTACGCCTTTGAAATGGGTTTTTCGGGTATTGGCGTGGCAAAAACCTTTATTCATGTTGATATACGGGACTCTCAACCCGTATCGTGGGTGTACTGATGTTATATACCAAGCACATAAACCTGACGGATGCCACGGAAACGACTATGTTTACCGTGCCAACCGGCTTCCACATTATTATTTACTACGTTTTTATCGCTAATCATGCTGGCAGCACAAAAACCGCCTCTTTGCATTTTGCTGAGTCTGACGGCAGCAACCGTGTCGATATATTTGATGCTGAAAACGTATCTGGCGGTGGCAGATTAACGCTAGATTCAGGTGGCGGCCCGATGTTTGTTCTTCACGAAGGCGAAGTGGTTAAAGCTCAAACAGAAGCGTCTTCTGATATGGAATTTGTGGTGACGTTTGATTTACTTGAGATGCCCCCATCACTGGTGAACTTCGTATGACCCCTGAACAGCTAAATTCATGGCGAATAATCCCAAGATTGCTAATGTTCGCAATGATTGCCATGACTTATAGAACTGTCGAGTGGTTTATGTCCTTGCCTGACCCCAATCCTGAGCAGGCCGCACTAGTTTCGGTGATGACGGGGGCCTTAACTGGTGCGTTTGGTTTATTTTTGGGCAAAAAAGAATAATGGCCGATCTAAACGTCAGTCTTTTGTCATGGCAGCAGGATGTTTTTGCTGATCCTACCCGCTTTAAGGTGGTCGCCGCCGGTAGACGTACCGGAAAATCCCGATTAGCCGCATGGCTATTGATTATCAACGGATTACAGGCCGATAAGGGCCATGTCTTCTATGTCGCCCCGACCCAGGGGCAGGCCCGTGACATCATGTGGCAAACCCTTATGGAACTGGGCCATCCCGTTATTGCTGGCTCGCACATCAACAATCTTCAAATTAAGCTGGTCAACGGGGCCACGATTAGCCTAAAAGGTGCTGATAGACCCGAAACCATGCGTGGTGTTTCTCTGAAGTACCTTGTCATGGACGAATACGCTGACATGAAGCCCGATGTTTGGGAGCAGATCCTTAGACCCGCTCTTGCTGACCAAAAGGGTGAGGCGTTGTTTATCGGAACCCCGATGGGCCGTAACCATTTCTACGAACTGTACAAATATGCCGAGCTAGGTGATGACGAAACCTATAAGGCTTGGCACTTTACGAGTTACGATAATTCCATGCTGGATTCTGGCGAAATTGACATTGCTAAGAAATCCATGTCTAGTTACGCCTTTAGACAAGAGTTTATGGCTTCTTTTGAAGCTAGAGGCTCTGAAATGTTCAAAGAAGAGTGGGTTAGGTTCGGGGAAGAACCTGAAGAGGGCGATTACTACATCGCTGTTGACCTGGCTGGCTTTGAAGATGTCAACAAAAAGCGAACCAAGAATACAAAACTGGACGATACTGCGATTGCAGTCGCAAAGGTGAATGAGAATGGCTGGTTTGTGGAAAACATTATCTACGGTCGCTGGGGCCTTGATGAGACGGCTACGAAGATTTTTCAAGCCGTCCGTGACTATCGGCCCGTCAGTGTCGGAATCGAAAAAGGAATCGCCAAACAAGCAGTAATGTCGCCGCTTTCTGACTTGATGAAGCGGTATGGTACGTTTTTTAGAGTTGAGGAATTAACGCACGGAAACAAGAAAAAGACAGATAGGGTGATGTGGGCCTTACAGGGCCGGTTTGAAAACGGATATATCACCCTGAATCAAGGCGAATGGAATGTTAAGTTCCTTGACCAGTTGTTTCAGTTTCCAGATGCTTTGACGCATGATGACCTGATTGATGCGTTGGCGTACATAGATCAGCTGGCTGAAGTAGCCTATGACTATGAATATGAAATCGAAGACCACGAGATATTAGACGTGGTAGCGGGATATTAAAATGGCAGATGACTACAGCCCAGACCCGTTAATGGCCGAACAGTCTATTGAGGCTTGGGTTATTAACAAATGTGATGATTGGCGCGATTACTACGAGTCAAACTATGAAGATAGTTTTGATGAGTATTACAGACTCTGGCGTGGTCAGTGGGATCCTTCAGATTCTCAAAGGGCATCAGAACGCTCAAGGATTATTTCTCCAGCTTTGCAGCAGGCCGTAGAGTCTAATGTCGCAGAACTGGAAGAAGCCACATTCGGACGGGGGAAGTGGTTTGATATAGCGGACGATGTAGCAGATCCGCAAAAGCAAGATGCTTTGGTTTTAAGAAACAAGCTGTCTGAAGACTTTGAAGCCTGCAAGATTCGTAAGGCTGTAGCGGAATGTTTGATTAACTCAGCCGTATTTGGCACGGGCGTTGGTGAGATAGTCCTGGAAGAAATTAAGGAAATGGCCCCTGCCACCGAACCGATTATGGGCGGTGACCTTCAGGCTGTTGGCGTCAACATTACCGACCGTGTAGTTGTAAAGCTCAAGCCAGTATTACCGCAGAACTTCCTAATAGATCCCGTAGCGACCTCAGTTGAGGACGCCTACGGTGTAGCGGTCGATGAGTTTGTCAGCCGCCATAGCGTTGAGATATTGCAAGAACAGGGTGTGTATCGTGAGGCAATGATCGAATCAGCTGCCCCAGATACCGACTTGGAACCTGACCAAGACCTGACTATCTATAATGATGACAAGGTTCGACTAACTAAATACTACGGCCTTGTACCCAAAGAGCTTCTGGAAAAAGAAGACGTAGAAGTAGAAGAAGACTCGATGTATGTCGAGGCGATCGTCGTGATCGCTAACGGTGGTGTGCTGCTCAAGGCTGAAGCCAACCCCTATATGATGAACGACCGGCCTGTTGTGGCGTTTCCTTGGGATGTAGTCCCAGGGCGATTCTGGGGTCGTGGCGTCTGTGAGAAGGGCTATAACAGCCAGAAGGCGTTGGATACAGAGCTTAGAGCAAGAATTGATGCCCTGAGTCTCACTATTCATCCAATGCTCGCTGTGGACGCTACACGGCTTCCTAGAGGGGCTAAACCGGAAGTACGCCCCGGCAAGATGATCTTAACTAACGGAGATCCGCGTGAAGTACTTCAGCCGTTCAATTTCGGGCAAGTCAGTCAGATTACGTTTGGTCAAGCCGCGGCCCTCCAGCAGATGGTTCAACAGGCTACAGGGGCGGTTGATTCTGCTGGTATCGCAGGTCAGGTTAATGGTGAAGCGACAGCCGCTGGCATCAGTATGTCTCTCGGCGCTATTATCAAGCGCCATAAGCGTACTCTTATTAATTTCCAGCAGTCTTTTCTTCTGCCTTTCGTAACCAAAGCGGCTCACCGCTATATGCAGTTTGACCCCGAAAACTATCCCGTAGCGGACTACAAGTTTACGGCGACAAGCACCCTTGGAATTATTGCTAGGGAATATGAGGTTACTCAGCTTGTCCAGCTCTTACAGACGATGAAGCAGGATAGCCCGCTGTATCCAGTGTTGATGCAAAGCATTATCGAAAACATGAACCTGTCGAACCGTGAAGAGTTGATCGCGGCGATGCAACAGGCAGGTCAGCCTAATCCGCAAGCCCAGCAGATGGCTATGCAAGCACAGCAAGTACAGCTTGCGCTTCAGCAAAGTCAGACCGCCGCACTCAATGCTCAGGCCGCAGAGTCTCAGGCAAGAGCAGGCAAACTAGCAGTAGAAGCTCAGTTGGCCCCAGAAGAGCTTGAAATTGAAAAGATTGAAGCTGTTACGAAAAATCTAAAGGAAGGCAATGAGGAAGACCGCGAGTTCGAGCGTAGGCTCAAGGTTGCCAATACGCTGCTTAAAGAAAAGGAACTTCAGGTTAAAAATCAACCAGCCCCTGCCCCAGAAAGAAACCCCAATGAAGACCTTGAAAGGCAGCTTTTAAGCCAGCTAACAGGATAAATCATGTCTGATATTGTTATCTCGGCTGCGCTAACGAAGATTGCTACAGAGCTTGAATCGCTTAAAGGCAAGGATGGCGAGCAAGGCCCACAAGGGCCAAAAGGCCCGAAAGGGAATACAGGCCCACAAGGCCCAGCGGGGCCAAAAGGCGCGCCGGGAAAGCAGGGCGACAGGGGTGAAAAGGGTGACAAAGGCGACAAAGGCATTGGTGTTTCTAACATCAAGAGCGACCGCATAGATGGAAGCCTTACCTTTAGATTTTCAGATGGAACTGAGCAGACTGTAAATCTTCCTGTTACTCAGGTTAAAGATAAAGATGGTGGCTCAAAAACTGTTTTAGTCAGGCAAACAGTGCAGGGCGGCAGTGGTAGCGTAGATTTTTCCGCGATTGGCGAAAGCATTGTTCCGGATACAAATGAAGCCTACGATCTAGGATCATCCAGCAAAAAGTTTCGGGATCTTTACCTTAGCGGTACATCTCTTATCCTGGGATCAACAACAATCACCTCAGATAGTGATGGGGTTATTGTTAGTTCTTTAAAGATTGGCTCTGGTGCAGATCAAGTTACCTTAACAGCCAGTGGCGGCAGTCTTTTAACAGGTGGTAGTCAGGTTAGCGGTATTGCTTTAACTGACTTGTCTGTAGGCGCTGAAGCCAGTGCTAGTGGTGATGGTGGTATAGCGTACAACAACAGTACTGGTGTATTTACCTACACCCCTCCTGATTTATCGACATATCTTACGTCCGTAGCGTTTTCTAACATTGACGCTGGTGCGGTGTTGCTATCTTCTGAAACCTTTGCGGATTCAGATACACAGTTGATGACTGCGGCAGCGATTGATGATCGTATTAATGGCAAGGGATACATTACCGGCAATGAGACGATTACGTTAAGTGGCGATGTATCAGGCTCTGGCACAACCAGCATTGCCGTTACGATAGCTGATGATTCTCACAACCATGTTATTTCTAACGTAGATGGTCTTCAGGCCGCATTAGATGCAAAACTTGCAAATGTTGTAGAAGATACCAGCCCACAATTGGGTGGGAATCTTGATGTAAACGGGAATAGCATAGTTAGCGCCAGTGATGGTGACATTGCTATTACGCCTAATGGTAACGGCAAAATCGTACTGGATGGTCTTAATTGGCCTACAGCAGATGGCTCGGCTAATCAGGTTTTAAAAACAGATGGCTCTGGTCAGTTAAGTTTTGTTGACCAATCTGCTGGTGGATCAGGTGATATTACATCTGTTGTAGCGGGTAATGGTCTTACAGGTGGCGCTACTTCTGGCGATGCGACTGTAACTGTAGGCGCTGGAACAGGAATTACGGTTAATTCTGCTGATGTTGCGGTTACATTGCCAATTAGGGCATTTGTTAATTTTAACGGCAATGTTTCAGGAAGTGTTGTTATTAGAACAAGCTCTAATGTGTCATCTATTACAGACAACGGCGTTGGTAGTTATAGGGTTAACTTTTCAACAACACTGCCATCTAAACCCGCTGTTGGGGCGTCAATTAATAACGTAGCTGTTAATACTAACTTTGGTCTAAACGTAAATGGTGTTGGGACAAGCAGCGTAAGTCTTTTTTGTGTTGAAAACGGCAACGCAACAGATAAAACAGAGGTAACCATGTTGGCGGTGGCAACTTAACAATGAGTGCTTTTAAAATACTTTATCCGCAAGATGATGGCACTGTGGCTATTGTTGTGCCTGTTGATGGGGTAACTGAATCTAAAGCACTTGAGTCAGTGCCTTCAGGCAAGCAATATATTGTTATTACTGATGATTCTATTATTCCTACAGATAGAACATTTAGAGACGCATGGGAAGTAGATTTTACAGGAGCGGCAACTAAGCCATGATTACTGTAAATATGACAAAAGCCCGAGAAATTAAAAAAGAACAGTTAAGGCAGGAGCGAAAGCCCTTGTTAGAAAAGTTAGATGTTCAGTATATGAGGGCAATAGAGTCTGGCAATGCAGATGAGCAGGCATCTATTGCTACCAAAAAACAACAACTGAGAGATATAACGGCTGATGCTGGCATAACCAATGCTACAACGGCAGATCAATTAAAGGCTGTTCGCCCTGCTATATTGGATCAAGTTTAATGTTGATGACACAAACAGAGCTAAATAACCTGTTTAGCCAAGTAAATGACGCTTTTAAAGAACAATCTGACCGTTTAAATGACTTGAAGCAGCAATTAGACCATTTAGAGGAAAGGCTTAATGGCTACGAAAAAAGATCCAAAACTGGTACGCGCGGGCGTAAGCGGGTACAACAAGCCGAAGCGAACCCCGAACCATCCGACCAAGAAGTTCGTGGTGGTAGCGAAGGTGGGGGACAAGACCAAGACCATTAGGTTTGGTGATGCCAAAATGAAGATCAAAAAGAGCCAACCGGCTAGGCGTAAGTCATTTCGGGCTAGGCATAAGTGTGATACAAATCCACCTAGTAAACTGACAGCACGATACTGGTCGTGCAAAAAGTGGTGATGGTATGAAGGTTAAAGCGCCAAAAGGCTATCATTGGATGAAAGATGGCAAAGAATACAAGCTGATGAAGAATCCACCTGGGGGCTACAAGCCGCACAAAGGCGCTTCTCAATCAGCAGATTTTAAGGTTCAGAAAGTCCACAAGGCCAAATAGGAGGCTGCTATGGGTTATGGAATGGGTGCGTACAAGTCTAAGCCAGCTAAAAAGAAGAAGAAAAAAGCCAAGAAAAAGGCGAAGAAGTAATGCCTAAAGCTAAGTATTCTGCCAAGCAAAAGAAGCTGGCTAGGGTTGCCCCGCCAAGGGACAAGATTACTGGTGCTGATTTGAAGAGGCTGAGAAAACGTGGCGGCAAGAAAAAGTAAGCCAAAAGCAAAGGCCAAGAAGAAAGGCTCTATACCCGATAATGTAAAGAACAAGGCTCTTTACTCTAGGGTTAAAGCTGCGGCTAAGCGTAAATTTGACGTATATCCTAGTGCTTACGCTAATGCGTGGCTGGTGCGGGAATACAAGAAGCGTGGCGGTACTTATGGCTAAGACCAAAGGCGGCTTAACTAAATGGTTTAAAGAAGATTGGGTAGATATTAAAACCGGCAAGAAGTGTGGCCGTAAGAAAGCCAAGGGATCTAAGCGTCCATATCCTGCCTGTAGGCCCAAAGCTGTAGCTGCCAAGATGACTAAAGCAGAGAAAGATGCCGCAAAACGCAAGAAGAAAGGGCCAAAAGCTATTAAGTATGCGGTTACTGCATCTGGCAGAAGAAGGAAAAAGAAAGCCTGATGACTCGTGAAGATGAAAAGTATTACAACGATTACTTTGATTTATTTAGAAGTGATGGTTGGAAACAATTAACTGAAGAGTTGACACAGAACGCGGCGGCTATTAATAATGTTGCGGTGGTAAAAGATGCTGAAGACCTGTTTTTTAGGCAGGGCCAGCTAGAAGTATTGGTATATCTGTTGCAGTTTGAAGATTCAATAAACAACAGTTATGACGATTTGGTAGGAACAGATGATTAGGGTTTTTGACTTTAGGTGCGAAAACGGTCATTTGTTTGAAGAATTTGTAGACAGCACAACCACAACCCATAGGTGCGGTTGCGGCGCTGTAGCTACGAAGGTCGTTTCGGCGACTCCGTTCGTGTTAGATGGATCTACTGGGGATTTCCCCGGACGCCACATGAAGTGGGTACGCGAACACGAGGAAGCGGGACGAAGAGGAAGGGAAGCTCGTCGAGAGGCGGGTGAACTTTAAATATCTCCACAACCTTTGATAAGGCGGGGCTAAGTTAAGTAATGTCAAGAGCGACAATTATTGATGAGCGTCCAGATGAGATGGACACCACACTACCGGAAGAGCCGGTCGTTGAAGCTGTTGAGGCACCTGTAGAGGAACAACCTCAAGAGTCTGAAGTACCAGAAAAGTACAAAGGTAAATCTGTTGAAGAACTGATACAGATGCACCAAGAACTTGAAAAGTTTTCAGGCAAACAGCGAAACGAAGTCGGCGAATTGCGCCAAGTGGTTGACAGCTACATCCAGACAGAACTCTCGGCTAAAGAAGCACCTGAGCAACAGCAAGTAGACGATAGCGAAGATGTTGATTTCTTCGTTGATCCTCAAAAAGCTGTGGATAGCCGTATTGCTAACCACCCCAAGATCAAGGAAGCGGAGGCTTACACTCAACAGGCAAAGCAACAGGCCACTCTTGCACAGTTGAAGTCCAAACACCCAGAGATGGAAACAATATTGCAAGACCCTAAGTTTGCCGAGTGGATTAAGGGGTCAAAGGTTAGGACAAAGTTATTTGTGGATGCCGATCAACGGTATGACTATGACGCCGCGGATGAACTTTTTACGCTTTACAAAGAACGTAATCAGGTTGTCCAACAGACTGCTAACGCAGAACTGGCGGCTCGTAAGAATACTGTGAAGTCTGCAAACACTGGTAACGCTCGCGGTTCCACAGAGGGGACAAGGAAGAAGGTCTATCGTCGCGCTGACATTGTAAAACTTATGCGAGATGACCCAGAGCGTTATCAAAGTCTTTCGGATGAACTGCTGAAAGCCTACGCCGAGGGTCGCGTTAGATAGCCCTAAAGGAGATTTCTCATGGCTACAGCAACCTATCCCGGCGCGGCGGGTAATACCGCACTTACAGAAGCGGCAACATTTGTACCAGAAATCTGGTCAGATGAGATCATCGCTTCTTATCAAAAGAACTTGAAGATGGCACCCCTTGTCAAGCGTATCGCTATGAATGGCAAGAAGGGTGACGTTATTCATATCCCTAAGCCTACTCGTGGTGATGCCAACGCTAAGGCGGCTGACACTGCGGTAACGATCATTGCCAACACAGAGTCAGAGCTGACAGTTACTATTAACCGTCATTTTGAATGCTCACGTCTGATCGAGGACATCGTAGAGGTACAGGCTTTA